AGACTAGCGGCGTCCATCTTTAGCTGCAGCATGGACATTACCAAGTGCTGTTGCTCTGGCTCATTCAACTTGCTGATAAAGTAATCTACCGCCTCATCGTAGTCGGTATATTCTGGCGGTCTGTGCCAAGGATAATTTCGGGTATCGGCAGTGAAGTTTGCGCCGGGAATGGGTGCATCAATTGGGAGTACCATTTATTCTTCTTCCTTTTCGATTTCACCAGTGAGTTGCTCTTCAAGCTCATCAAAATAATCAGGGGTGTAGACTAGGCCACCTTCCTTCAATCCATTGGAGTTGATAGGCAGTTTGCCATCAAGAAACCGCTTCACTGACTTCACTACTGCGTGTTCAAACTTCATTGTTTATCATCCCGTAATTTACTCGGAGGTAACCGTCCTCGCCTTGAGTCACGGCGTGTGGATGAGTTTTAAGGACTTCGTGTGCTAATACGCCAATGCTAGGATGCTGGTCTGCGCCTAGTGCCTTGCCCTTATCGTTCCAATCCCAAGTGTAATAATTCACACCATTAACGGTATCGTAATGCTCAATGTTTTCTTTCAATCGAATATCGGAGAACCAACTCATCACATCGACTTCTAATGGCCCATCATCAAATGGATTAAGATCAATATCGCCCTCAAGAACATTTTCCACTGAATCTACCAGATCTACTTCAAGAGCTTCGCCCTTCCCAAATGGATTAGCGTCTAAAGCCTCTAAGGCTGCTATGCCTGCGATAGTGGCTGTAAAGGGGTTAGCCACAGCAAAAGCACCTAAGTTAGCTAAGACGCCACCGCTACCCGCCGCACCTGCCGCAGTGCCAGCGGCTTCTCCACCAGTAAAGGCACCCGTGACTCCACTGATTAAATCTCCTGCCCCACCAATGAAGTCTATTCCATCGCCATCGCCAATACCTATAGCGCCTAATGCGGAGTTTAATCCGTCCATTACGGTGCTGTATGTTTCAGTGGCTCCATCTCTATAAATTGAAGCGGTTAAGGCTGTACCCGCCAGACCAATAAGGGCCGTCATGGTTTCACTCATGCCGCCACCCGCTTCGGCATCAGCTTGCGCTCTAATTCCTGCCATTAGGATATTAGCATCACGATCCGCATCGCTGTTGTAATTAGACACGGTGTGATCAAGTAGACTATCCACACGATCCCACATTTGGTTCATCGCTTCTTGGCTGAGATCCAATCCATTACGAACATCCTCAGTTTGAGCGTCGAAGGCCAATTGGGTATTTGTTTCGGCTACGGATTGCCGCCATTGAGCATTATCTGAGTCAATTTGGTATTGCATGTCTGCGTAGTAACGCTGCCGACTGTCTTCCATTTCGGCTTCAAACTCAGCGCCATCGTTTAATTCACCGGCATTGAACCGTTTGATTTGATTAAGCTGCTCAGAACGATGCATTTGAATATTGGCATTCAGGTTATCGTAATACTTCGTAAAATCGTTTTCTTGTTCAGTATCAAAGCGTCTAGCCACATTAGTTTCGGCGGCATCTGATAACATTACGTCTATACGTTCTTGGGTATTAATAATCTCGGCTTCTTGCTCCATTTCTACATTGAGCATGTCCATTTCTAAGAAGGCCTTGGCGTTATGCACCGCCGCTGCTTCTCTGGCTCCCAGATTAGCTTCTTCAAACTTAGCTAGTGTGCTTGCTTTGTTAATTATGGACTCTTGGCGATTGTCTAGGTTCTTCGTGGTGAGGTTTTGGAAGAACGCCGCCTCATCCTTAGAAATGCCAATAGTCGCTTCCATGATGGCGTTTGCCATTGCTGCGGTCGCTGCAGTACCGCTCATCCCATCGAAGGCTATAGTACGCTTCAACATACGGGCAGTAGATTGCGCCCACGGCGGGATAACCGGCTCACCCGTATCTGGATCTTTAAATTGGCGGCTGATGATTTCCATCTGACCAGCAATTGTGGCCTTGGCGTCCGTATAGTTACCCTCGCCCAGTTCCTCTGCAAGCAGGCGTCCAGACGTTGTGGATGTATCTATTATTCGAGTAAAATCCTGAGAGGCAAAGTCGTTTAAAGCCTCGCCAGTACGGTTAACTGTACCATCTTCATTAACGCCAGTAGCAGCGCCTTCCATATCTATTTCGATTTCAGAGGCATCTACTTGGGCATCATCGCTCACAGTACCCTGTGCTGCATCGACCGTGGTTTCTGGAGTGCCTAATGAGCCTTCTACAGTCTCAACATTATCTGAGTAACCTGCCGCATCAGGAATATCAGTAATTTCATTAGCCAGTTCAGCATCGTCTTCATCTACCGTATTCGTATTATCTATATCCAGATCATCGCCCAGATCATACCGATCATCAGTAGCATCAAGATTTGTTCCCGTAGCGTCTGGATCTAACTCAGTATAATTATCACTTACCAACAGATCATTATCAGCTAAAAACGTATTAGGATCATCGGCTAATGACTGTATATCAGTATCCTGATCAGTCATGCCCACGTCATCCATCGCACCGTCGAGATCGAAGATGTCTTGGTTCTCGGTTCCATCCTCCACGGGATCGATTGTCACATCATCTTCAGCCATTAATATTATCCCTTTCGGCTTCGCATCGTCTGATACGATCACGTAAGTAAATGTAGTTTTTCATCGCTTCCTCTATCGCCCGACTATCTGGGGGAAGAGCTTCGATTTCATCTGCTAATTGATTGTTGAAGCTGTCGCTGTACTGCGCCATCGAAGGGCAGTAGACCTCAAGCTGCGTTCTATAGACCGTTGTTACGCAGCCGGTCAGTGACAGACTTACGATCAGTAAGAGTATCGTTCTCATGTGCTGCCATGTTCTTGTAAAAATCAGAGGCCTTTGTCTGTGCCTCTAATTCGTCCTCAAGGACTTTGGTTTTTTCTTTAGCCCGTCCTTTGACCTGACCCATCACGTAAATGATAGGTAAGGCCAGAGCTAAAGCGCCTATTGCGTAGGACTTTATTTTGGAGAAAAGCATCAATGGATACCTTCCTTGTGGTCTTTGAATCTGGCATACGCCGCCAGTGCGATACCGCCTATTGCACAAAGCAAAAAGATAGTTTTCATGCTGTCGCTATAGGGAACCAAGGCTTCGATCTGAGGAGCAATTTCACCCAGCGCCGTAGCGGCCCCAGCTACACCAGCACCCACCATAGTCTTAGATTTAGTAAGTGGCTTAACTGCTTCGGCAGTAACCTTTTGAGCCATCATTGGCCCACCTTCATCAGACGGTAATTGGGCGTCACGGGAGAAGATAGCGGCTTCGGCAGAACGGCGGCGTGTCAGGCCACGAAGAGGCGTTAGCTTGCCATCTACTCTGGCTTTGTTCCATCTTAGAAATTGCTCTGGTACGGCGTCATAATCACCCGCATTAAGCTTTTTTAATAGGGTGGAGCTACGGAAGTTACCGCCGCCCAAGTTAAATACGAAGGATGTTAAAGCGTCATACTGGCCTTGCGATAATGGTACGTTAACGTATTTCTTAACGATCTTGCCGTGTTCATCTAGGTCTTCCATTAACCGCTTTTCGGCATAATCCACAGTCCACTTATCGCCAGACCTTACGCCTTTCGTGGCCCCATATCCGTTTGTCCACTTTCCTGCCACACAACGGTATGCGTGGACTAATCCATCATCACCCATCTTATGTAGGCCTTCAAACTTCTTCACTAGATCAACGCATTGCTGCGATACACTTACGGGATGCATACTACTTCCTTTGAAATATAAATTTTTGGGGGTGTATATGCATTATACATTAATTAAGCCTACTTATCAACACTTAACCATCTGATTACAAACGATTTTCTAGTTCTTCTATGCGGTCAGTTGCCTCTTGTAATGCCGCCCACAACAGAGGAATTAGGCTGGTGTAATCCACAGTTTGATAAATTGGCATTCCATCGTTATCTACGGCATCTTTGGTCCCGTGAACTGCCCACGGTGTGGCTTCCTGTAGCTCATGCGCTATAAACATTGCCCGGGATTTTGTGTCGCTTTCTCGCTTGCCCATAATTGGGTCCACCGACATAATTGTATCTAGGGCCCCTTGGACCCCGCCTTCGATCGTCTTATACCGGTAATCAGATGTGGTTATATAACTAGCCGCTGATACAGCATTCGTAATGGTGATACTATCGCCGGTAATATCACCCGCCACTGAAGCATCACCGCTCAGAAACAAATCTTTCCATCGAGTGTTTAGAGTACCTATGTCCTTCGTATTTGTTACATCAGGAAGCATTGAACCAACGCCGGTCGTAATATGAGCTAAGGCTTGCCACACCGCCGCATTTGCCGTGCTATCTGCACAAATGTGCATACGATCCGTAGTCACGTTCACCCAAATAGATCCCACTGCGTAACCTAAATCTGTATCATCATTGGCTGTAGGATCTGCCGTAGCATCCAGCTTGTTTAATCCTCCTACTCCACCATTGGCGGCAGGAAGATAGCCGGTAACTGAGCTTGCAAGAGGTATCTTTGCACTATCCCCCGCTAAACCTGTATGCGTATGGCCTGTGGTTCCGAAGGCTGTTTCGAGTTGGTTAAACTCTGCGTTCAGTGGCGCTGCAGTAATATCCAGCGTGTTCTGAATGGAGCTTGCTGATTGTCTGGTATATCCTGCCATTATCTTTTTCCTGACTGTGCAAATTCAAATACTAGCCCTTGAATAGAATGTGGGCTGGCTACTGCGTCTGTTACGAAGGTAGCTCTAGTCGAGTAGCCGCTGCCTTGTATGTCCGACACGATGACGGGCTTACTAGAGCCGCC